ATTGGATAAAACCACCGAGATCAATAATTTTATATCTTTCTTTGGTGATAGAACTTATATTGTTATGCCAAAGTTGGATGGATTAACTTGCTCTATTACTTATCGCAATGGTGAACTCGTTAAAGCAGAAAGTCGTGGAGATGGTATCGTTGGTGAGGATATAACTCACAATGCAAAAGTATTCACAAACTTGCCGAAATCCATTCCGTTTAATGATGAGTTGATTGTCGATGGAGAATGTATTATCACGAGAGATACTTTTGAGGCGATCAACGCTAATCAGAGAGCAAATGGATTAAAAGAGTATAAGAATGTAAGAAATCTGGCAAGCGGAACTGCAAGACACTTTGATAGTAGTATTGTTGCCAAAAGAAACGCTCAGTTTATTGCTTGGAAACTATATAAGGCAGATGGCGTTAAATTTACGACACATTTTGCCGCAATCAAGTGGCTGCAAGAATTAGGATTTGCAACTGTAGCGCCACAACCGGTATTGAGAAATAAGGCAATATTGCTCGATTTAACTTGTGAAGAATTGATCGAGTATATGAAAAAGATTTATGATGATTTAGGCATACCGATCGATGGTATGGTTGGTATGTTTGATAATATCAAGTATGGATTAAGCCTCGGCAGCACATCACATCATCCTCGTCATTCTTTGGCTTTTAAGTTTTATCCAGAAGAAAATGAAACAATTTTGAGAGATATTGAATGGTCTACAAGCAGAACAGGATTGGTTAATCCGGTGGCAATTTTCGATCCGATTGAAATCGACGGTACAACGGTAAGCCGTGCCACACTCAATAACGTGAGTATTATTCGTGAATTGCAACTCGGCATTGGAGATAAGATCAATGTTATTAAGGCAAATGAGATTATCCCACAAATCAAGGAAAACTTGACGAGAAGTGATACATACGAAATCCCGAAGGTTTGTCCATCTTGCGGAAAACCAACGGTTATCGAAAACAATAACGGGAGAGAAGTGCTGCGTTGCCGAAACGATAACTGCCCTGAAAAGATTCACGATAAGATAGCGAATTTTGCATCAAGAGATGGTTTGAATATCGTGGGTATTTCAGAAGAAAGACTCAAAGCCTTAATGAGTATGGGGTATATAACTTCATTTGCCGACTTATATCATCTCAAAAACCACCGTGATGAAATAATCGGAAAGCCTGGATTCGGAGAAAATAGTGTAGACAATATACTACAAGCGATCGAAGAAAGCCGAAAATGTAAATTATCTAATGTAATCGTTGCAATAGGCATTCCAAACATAGGCAAAACTACGGCAAAAACGATCTCTGAATATGTGGATCAGAAATACGAATTTGTCAACCAATTATATGGCGGTGAGTTGAGAAATTCTCTTGAAGTGTTTTTATATATGGCAGCAGGAGAAATAACACACTTTGATTGGAGCAGACTTCCCGGAATCGGAGAAAAGACATCCAGCGACATTAACAATTTTGTATCTGAAATAGCTTTTGAGATTAACGCATTGGTAAAAGAGTTAGATGTTTCATCTGATTTCGATAAATCATCAAATAATCTATCGGGAAAAACGTTTTGTATAACTGGCAAGTTAGACAAATTTTCAAATAGGAGAGAGTTGGTAGCCGATATTGAATCTCACGGCGGAATTGTCGTATCGGCTGTAACGGCAAAAACTAATTATTTAATAACCAATGATAAAAGCTCAGGAAGTTCAAAAAATAAGGCTGCGGAAAAGTTTGGAACACAGATTATTTCTGAAGGCGAATACATTGAATTAGCATCGTTGTAAAATTATTTACAAGAAATAAAACAAAATGCGTTGACAAACGAAAAATATTACATTATAATATATAATAGTGAAAAGAGGTGAGTAATAATGATGAGAGTTAAGGTTGAACTTAGCAATATTGATGAGGTAAAACGCTTTACGGAAGCAGTCAAAACCGTCGATTGTGATGTACGCCTGGTTGGTAAGGATGAGAACGGAAATGATTGGAATCTTTCTGCAAAATCGCTTCTCTGTTCTCTCGTAGTGTCAAAAAGCCAACAAACCGAGAGGGCGCATACTGCTCACGATGTTGATTGGAACACTACTTGGTGTGAATGCGAGAAAGACATTTATTCGCTGATCCAAGATTTTGTTGTTGTGTAAATCAAGAAATAAAGAAAAATCGGCAGAATAACGAAATTTGATTATAGGAGTTATCAATTCAAAATATGAGTAATGATCGAAAGTCTTATGAATTAGTGAATTTTTGTGAGTTTGATAAATTCGCATCTACGAGCTATTGTGCGATCCACGGAGTAGATGAAAGTATCAATCTTGGCGATATTACAAAGGTTGATGAAACTAAGATTCCTCCGTTTAATATGATTTGTGGTGGATCGCCTTGTCAAGATTTCAGCGTTGCCGGAAATCAAGCTGGCAGTATGTGGAAGTGTAAGGAATGCAATCACGAGTATAATCCATTAACAGTTCACCATTCAGTAAGGCATCAATGCCCGAATTGCGGAAGTGAAGAACTCGACAAATCAAGAAGCTCACTGCTAGTTGAGTGGCTGAGGGTTATTCGAGCAAACAAGCCTAAATGGGGCATTTATGAGAATGTCAAGAATATCGTTGGCAAACGATTCAAAGACACATTTCAAATGTTCATTAATGAACTTCACGAGTATGGATATAACACCTATTACAAAATTCTGAATGCAAAAGATTATGGGATTCCGCAAAACAGAGAAAGAGTATATCTGATAATCGTACAGAAAGAACTTGATAATGGTAAATTCAAGTTTCCTGAAGGATTTGATAACGGGCTGAGATTAAAAGATTTGCTCGAAGATGAAGTTGACGAGAAATACTATAACGATTCCGATAAAGCAAAAGAGCTTATCGAAACCCTTATCAGCGACGGCAAATTAGAAAAAGAGATTTCTAACGCTGTAAGGGCAGGGGGAGAGGCAGTATAGATCGTCATCAATGGGATATGGTTCAAGAAAGACAATGCTAATATCCAATCAAGGTTGTCGATGTGAGAGATTCACAGAGTTGGCTAACACATTGATGGCACGTGATTACAAAGGTTTTGGGAATCAAAGTATGAACGGAGTAATGGAATGTCCGAACAAGGAATAGTGAGATTAATTCACAGAGGTTCGGGGGGACAACAAGGTTGGATATATTCAATTGATGGATTGCTCTCTACGATCCCATCATCTTGCTATAAAGACCCTCCAAAAATCGTAGTTATCTGCGAGAAAAGGGTGAAAGATGAAAGTAACAAAAGTAAGGATTAAACAAGCCACGAAAATCGGTTATATAGAGTGCTGCGTTCCCGGCGTCGCGGATTTGAGTTTTCCAAATTCAAAGACGCGCCGAGGACGGGTTCAATCGGGGGAGAAGTTTGTCCAACAATAACAGCAACTAATCCTGTGATCTATGTTATCGAACCTATTGATGATGGCTTAACAAAGAAATGACAGAAGAAAAACAAGTTTTAGTTAAGTTGGGGAATGTGTATGGTAACTATTCTGGTATGAGTTTTGCCGGGAATGTATGGGACAAGGATTATTACTGCCCTGCTCTACGGACTATGCAGGGGGGGAGGTAATCAACCAATGGTTATCGTAATTGTTAAAATCCCTAATTCTTCTATGGAGAGTATATGAGTAAAGAAAAGATAATCTGTGAACAGAGAACTGATGAGGGGCTGCGTACATTCAAAAGCGGCACGATCGGCACTATTCGCACCATTGACGCGGGGGTGATAAGCGAGTGATTGAAAAAGATAATCAGGATGTTGGTTATCGTATCCGGCGACTTACACCAAAAGAATGTTGGCGTTTAATGGGATTCTCCGATGAGGATTTTGAAAAGGCGCGAAAAGCATTAAACGATAGGTTCTACAAAGGTAAAGATAAATCTGCTTCACAGCTTTACAAGCAAGCCGGTAATTCAATTGTAACCGACGTATTATTTTACATATTTCTTGAATTATATAAGGTTATGCCTTATTTGTTTGAAGATTTGAAAGTAAGCAGTTACTTTTCAGGAATAGGAGCATTTGAAATTGCTCTGGACAGATTGTTTAATACAATCGGTGGAAGTTCAGCAGAACATTTTATTCTCTCGCCTGAATCCGGGGGGAGAAGCACAATAATCTACGATGATTACAACAGCAGAATCAGACAAGACCAATCAACCATAGGTACGGTTACTACAAAGATTGGTTATGAATGTTTGAGAAGCGCTTTTAAGTTAATTGAATATGAGAATAGCAATTATTGATGCGGATTTGATCGGCAGAAAAAAACATAGATTCCCAAATTTAGTTTGTATGAAAATATCCTCTTACTACAAACTCAGGGGGAAAGATGTTGTATTAAAACTTGATTATGATGATTTACAATCATTTGAAAAAGTATTTATCAGTAAAGTTTTTACCGATACACCTATAGATGAAAATATTTTACATATATCTAATGTTCAGTATGGTGGTACGGGATTCTTTTATGATAAAGCACCACCTCTGCCATACGAAATCGAACACTCTATGCCGGACTATCACTTATATGACGATTGGGTAAACGAACAGTTGATTAATGGCAGAGGAAAAAGAGTTGAGTACAAATACTATTTAGATTATTCGATAGGATTTTTAACTCGTGGATGCTTTAGGCAATGTGAGTTTTGTGTTAATAAAAATTATAAACGTGTTCAACACCATAGCCCATTACAAGAGTTCTATGATCCGAATAGAAAGAAGATTTGTTTGTTAGATGACAATTTTTTGGGTTGCAATAAGTGGGAAGAATTACTTGTCGAATTGCAATCGACTAATAAGCCATTTCAATTCAAACAAGGTTTAGACGAAAGAATACTTACCGAAAAGAAATGTGAAGTTTTATTCAAAAGCAAATATGATGGAGATTATATTTTCGCTTTTGATAATGTCGCCGATTATGATTTGATTGAAAGAAAACTAATACTTCTCAGAAAATATACCGATTCAATTCCCAAATTCTACTGTTTTTGTGGATTTGATCGAAATGATAAATGGGATTTGGAATTTTGGAAACAAGACTTATTTGATTTGTTTAAAAGAATCGAATTGCTCATAAAGTATGGTTGTATTCCTTACATTATGAGATTTAACAGATATACCGAATCACCATACAAGGGATTCTATATAACAATCACCAGATGGTGTAATCAGCCGAGTTTCTTCAAAAAGAAATCTATTCGTGAATTTGTTATGGCAGATCAAGAATATGAACAAAACGTCCGTAGAGGAAAGAAAACGAAAGAAACTAAATGTAAAAGTCTAATTTATTTAGAACAAATAGAACAAGAGTTGCCGGAATTAGCGGCAAAATACTTTGATATGAAATATTCTCAATGAGGTGTAAATTGGATCGTAAAGGTTTAGTAATTGTAGGCTATCAGGGAATTGGCAAATCAACACTTGCTTATCATAACCCAACTGTTGTTGATCTCGAAAGCAGCAATTTCTTTGTGGATGGTAAGAGAGCTGATGATTGGTACATTCCGTACTGTAATGTAGCAAGATCGTTATGTCAACAAGGGTTTATCGTCTGTGTTTCTTCTCACAAGGTAGTTCGTGACGAGTTACAGAGAAAACCGGCAAGAAGGCAAATTATTGTTTATCCCGCACTGTCAATTAAAGAACAGTGGGTAAACAAACTCAAATATCGCTATGAGGGGGACGATAGCGATAAGAACTACAAAGCATATATGAATGCCAAGGAATGTTATGAAGATAACATCAACGAACTGATGAATCAGGAAGGATTCGAGCATCAGGTTCTTGACGGAATGGATTACAACTTGGCTGAAATTTTAAAACCATATTAAAGGAGAACAAAAAATGAGAAGGCAACCCAAGAATCACAAAGTAAGGTCGGTTATACTTGATTTATTAAATACGGACAAGGCTACACGTTCCGATGATATTTATCTGTATAAGCAGGTTATCAAACAGACAAATCCTGGACTCCTTAGTAAGTCTTTCGATCAAGTGCTTTCAGAACATTTTGATAATGGTCTGGTTCACTTTGAAACGGTACGCAGAACAAGGGCGCAAATCCAGAGCTGCCATCCTGAGCTTGTCGATAAGGTTACTTATGGCAAGCGCAAGAAGAAGGCAGAAAGATATATTAAGGAATTGATGCTCTCGTGATTATCAATCGTATATGGGCTATGCCGAATAGTCAAACGTTCAGCATTAAACCGATCAAAGAATTGGTTGAGCGCCATTTGTGCCAGGGGGTATCATAATTGATCCTTTTGCAAATGGTTGCAAGTATGGAACGATAACCAATGATCTAAATCCAAAATTTGATACTACATATCATTTGGATGCGTTGGATTTCCTAAAACTGATAGAATCCGAATCTGCTGATGTGGTCTTATACGATCCACCTTATTCTCTCCGGCAAGTGAAAGAATGCTATGAGGGTGTCGGAATCACGGTAACGGCAGAACACACCAAATCATCCTGGAGGGCTAAACATCTCGATGAAATTGCGCGAATTGTCAAGCCGAATGGTTTATGCCTAAGTTTCGGTTGGAATACAAATGGTGTCGGTAAAAAGCGAGGATTTGAAATAATCGAGATTCTTATTGTGGCTCACGGAGGAAGTAAGAACGATACATTATGTACGGTAGAAAGAAAAGTAAGTTAAACGGTGCAGATAAAATGCTCGTTTTATCATTAAAAAAATCAAGAGAAAGAAGGTATTATTAGATGAAAACGTATGATCCCAAGCCCATTGATACAAGTGATGTGGAACTTTCGTCCGAACTTTTGGCATTGACCGAGAGGTTGGCAGAGAATACACACGACGTATGGGCGCAGGGAAGAATCGCCCAAGGCTGGCAGTATGGCGAAACCAGAGATGATGAGAAGAAACTTCATCCTTGCTTGGTTCCTTATGATGAGCTGCCTGAGTCCGAAAAAGAGTACGATAGAAATACCGCGCTCGAAACCATTAAATTGATCCACAAATTAGGCTACTTTATCGGTAGTTAATGAAAGGAAGTAAAGAAATGAACTTTTTGAACAGTATGAACGGAATGTTCGGTAAGGTACAGGCGGGAATGTGCAGACTCTCTATGGCAGGGGGTATTGCAGTCAAGACTTCCGGTGGTTACAAGAGTTATAACCTTAAAAAGAATCGCCTGACGAATTGCACCAATTTTGTTTTTGATATTGGTGATGAGTTTTTCTTCGTAATTCCGACCAATAAGGTTGAAATTGGTGACATCATCCTTGTAAATAAACTTCCCAAGTGTGTTATCGGTGTTGAAAAGGGAAGCATTGAAGTAATCAATTACGAGGATTCCACGATTGAGAAGATCATCCCTGAACGTCACGTATTTATGGGAAATACATATTTCTATGGCAAGATTGTTTCTGCGTTCGGCACTGATTTGCTGAAGGGCAAGGGCGGTATGAAGAATATTATGTCCTATATGATGATGTCAGAAATGATGAAGGGCAATGCTGGTAGTAACGGTGGTGGTTTAAGTGCTATTCTTCCTCTGATGATGTTAAATGGCGGCTCCGGCAGTGTTCCGAATATCTTTGAGGGAATGTTTGATTTCTCCGATGATGAGGAAGATGTTGTTGATGAAACGGAGGCGACTGAGTAATGGGCGGAGGCGCTTGGACTGAAAAAGAATATACTGCGTATTCGTGTTCCGTTGGCAGATCGGTAACAAAGGGCGCCTCTGGTACGATGTGCTTTATGGCTGATGATTATACAGCACAGGAAGTATATAAGTCACGCCATTTACAGCCCGAACTTGATCCCTATAAAGTAATGAGAGAGTGTTGTGATTCGGACGAGCATCCTAACACGATTCCCGTTATTTTGGCTCTTGATGTTACTGGCAGTATGGGAAGCACTGCTGTATCAGTTGCGGCAAAACTGAATGAAGTAATGACCGAACTTTATAAGAAGGTTACGGATGTTGAGTTCTGTATTATGGGTATTGGTGATTTGTCTTGGGACACAACACCTATTCAGATTTCACAGTTTGAATCCGATATTCGTATTGCCGAACAACTTGATAAGATTTACTTCGAGGGCGGTGGTGGCGGAAATCGTTATGAGTCATATACTGCTGCTTGGTATATGGGATTGAATCATACCAAACTCGATTGCTGGAAGCGTGGCAAGAAGGGCATTATCATTACAATGGGTGATGAACCTTTGAATCCATATCTGCCTCACGTAAGGCTTGCAGGTGTGACCGGTGATGTCGTACAGGCAGATGTTGAAACCAAGGATTTATATGCCGAGGTAATTGAGAAGTTTGATGTATATCATCTTGCTGTCGATGGCGGCACTTCAAATTGCTATAAGCGTTATGAGGATGATATTACCAAGTCTTATGGTGAATATCTCGATGAAAACCATCTTTTTGTAACCAATCTGAACAGTATTGCTGGTGCAATCGTTAATATCGTAACAAATGCCGTGAATGGTAGTGTAACTGCTCCGGTAAACACAACAGAAATTTCTTGGTGATAATATGAAAAAACAGGTCAAAGTAATTATTGGCGCGAATTATGGTGATGAGGGTAAGGGTCTGGCAACTGTGTATTTTGCGGAACAAGCACAGCGGCAGGATCAAAAATGCTTAAATGTGCTTTTTAATGGCGGCTGCCAGAGAGGACATACAGTAGAAACGGAAGATGGATTCCGACACGTTTACTCACATTTCGGTTGCGGTTCACATTTCGGTGCTGATACTTACTTTGACCGAAATTTTATGGTAAATCCGGTAATGTTCATTCAGGAGTGCCATAAACTGACCGGCAAAGGCGAGAAGATTCCAAAATGTTTCATCTCGCCTAAGTGTCGTGTTATTACCATATATGATATGCTAATCAACCAAATAAGAGAAAACCATCGTGGAAATGATCGTCACGGTTCTTGCGGTCACGGAATATGGGAAACAAGACGCCGGTATGATAATGGCAAATTTGCCAAGACGTTCGGTGAATTGGTTAATATGAAAGAATTTGAACTGCATAATTATCTTTATCGTATCGCTAATGAATACTCAATGAATAGATTGAAGTATTGCGGAATCTCTTTGGAAGATATACCCGACAGGTATATGAGCCATTTTTGTTCTGAAGGTCTTATTAACCATTATATCCGTGATTTCAAAGAAATGATAAATCACGTGAAGATAGCAGAGTTTGATGATATTGTAGATCAATACGATTTTATCATCTTTGAGGGCGCACAAGGGCTTGGATTAGATGAAGATAACTATATTGAAATTCCACATACAACAGCAAGCCATACAAATTCAGATATTCCGAGGGAACGAGTCGAAAATCTTGATTGCGAAATTGAAATTGTTTATGTAACAAGAACATATTTTACTCGTCACGGCGCAGGTCGGCTTATTACAGAATGTCCGAAAGAAGAAATCAATCCTGACATTGTTGATTTGACAAACGAGCCGAATGACTATCAAGGCACAATTCGCTACGGCAAATTTGATAAAGATGATTTTTGGGATCGAGTTTGCAACGACGGTTACATCACACCGGCATTATCACATAAAGTTAAAGACTATGCTATTTTTATTACTCATTTGAATGAAACAAACAATGAAATTTGCGGTAATATCACTATCCGTGAGTTGTGGTTAAGTTCCGATAAAGTATATGTGGCAGACGGCAAGTATACAAGTAACGTAAAAGTTTTGGAGGATGACTAATGGTAGGATTCTTGATCGGACTATTTACAGGGGGATTCATAGGAGTTTCTATTATGGCTGTTCTTAATGTAGCTTCGCGCTCGGATGAAAGAGATGAACAATATGTCGCAAAATGCAATGAAAAAGAACTGTGATAATTTCATAGTGTTCGCATCAACCAATGAAATGTTGGATTTGTGTAATAACAATTCCGAGTTTTATGCTGCGTGCATATTTCATTATATAAATGATGCAAACGAGTACATCGAATACTTATTATCATTGCCCGATTTGGGAATAACAAAAATTATTCCTTGTAATGTGAATTACACTGTATATTTCAGCAATGGAAGTGTGCTGTATGTTATGGTGGATATGGATACATTCAAGGCTCATCGTGTAAATATGGTTATGTATCAGGCAATGGTTAAGCACACATTTATCAAAATGGTATGGGAGCCAATGTTGATAGACTATAACTAAAATGAAAGGATGAATTACGTGTTTTATAGTAACGAAATGGTGTTCAGAGGACATCCGGACAAAGTAGCGGATCAGATTAGTGATTATCTGCTCGACCAATATCTCAAACAAGACCCATTTAGCAGATGTGCGATCGAAGTTGTGGGCGGAAAGGGCAAGATTTTTGTAACCGGAGAAGTCACTTCACAAGCCAAGGTAAATGTTGAAGAATGCGTAAAATTTGTCCTCAATGATGTTGGTTATAGTACGGATTATCAGATTATTAATAATCTCGGATACCAATCACTTGACATATCGCAAGGAGTAGATACCGGTGGAGCGGGAGATCAGGGAATGATGTTTGGCTATGCTTGCCGCGACACGGATAATGGTGTTCCGCTTGCTATGCATATTCTTCAAACTTTCTCAATGTATTATGACGAGTTAAGAAGAAGTGATTCCAGATTTTTGCCCGATGGTAAGGCTCAAATTACAGGATGTTATGATGAACAGGGAAAACTGAGATACATTAAGGATTTCGTTGTTTCATATCAGAATACGGAAGAACATAGGGAACAGACCGATATAATCATTATGAACTATCTCCGTGATCTCTGTCATCAGCATTACATTGCTATTGAGAATTTTCATATCAATCCAACAGGAAAGTTTCTGATTGGTGGATTCGATGGTGACGCCGGACTTACCGGCAGAAAAATCGTTTGCGATACATATCAAGGTTTTGCTCCTGTCGGTGGTGGAGCCTTTTCTGGCAAAGACCCAACAAAAGTTGATCGCAGCGGAGCATACAAGGCAAGAAGTATTGCACTGAGTTATCTGTATGAGAACACTGATCTTGATTGGGTACAAGTTCAGTTATCATATGCTATCGGTATGAGAGAGCCTTTGGCGATTTACATTAAAACCAATAGAGATAATGATCCCAATTGGCAGCCTCATAGTACAAGAACTGAAATCCAAAGGTTATATAAAGAGTGTACGCCGGATAGAATTATAAATGATTTGTGTTTAGGTCAAGTTCCGAAAAGAAATGATTTCGTGACTTTCGATCCTAATGAATCATCAATACTCAGATGTAGACATAAGAATTTTTCCTTTTATGAAACTGCAAAATTTGGTCATTTCGGTATCAATATGTTTCCTTGGGAGGGTAGTATATGAAAATATTAGATTTACAGAGAATCTATCTAACGTGCCAAATTATTTGAAATGAGGATTCTGTATGTCATTAATCAATAGAGATGATTTAATTCAGGCATTGCGTGATAATCTGGATAAACACGGTTTATATAGACACGCATATGAAAAATTGGGAATTGAACAGTTGGTTCTTAATATGGAGTCTGCTACACCGGATGGAGATGCGTCAACTGAAGGATTAACTCAAATACTTGCTGAGAACTGTTCGTTAAAACAAAAGATTACACATTTGCAGGGAATAATTGATGACAATAAGTTTAAGATTAAACTACTGGAAGAACGTGCGAAATTATATAAGCCATCTACTGTTAAAAAGGGACATTGGAAGAAATCACAGCGATTCCGACTCAAAGAAGATGAATGGGGCGGCTTAAAACACGAAGTAATTAATGTGTATGTTTGTGATAATTGTGGTCACACACTTACCGAATTGAGCAAAAATGTATGTGCCTGTCCTAAGTGTGGATCGCTGAATGAATTATTTGACTAAGAATTGTCTGTTGACAAATCAAAATAACTTTGCTACAATTAATTATAGAGTCGAATGTATGTTTGAATAAGTGAGGCTCAAAAGTGAAGTTATGAAAGAAGGATGAAAACAATGTACTTTGCACGATTCAAAATGGATGGTTTTATGGACAAGTATGCCGATGTAGCGGTATTCGACACGGAAGCAGCGAGGGACGAATGGGTTAATTTCGAGGATCAGTTTACGAAAGACTTTGGACTCGACACTAAAGAGGATCACGATTTTGATCGTATCGCCATTACGGACGACGAGGCGTTGGCAATCATAGATATGAGTCAGCTTATACCCGATAGTGTAAACCAACATATCCGGTGGTTTATTCGCAGTAATAGAATAGAAACACGAGGTTATAGCCCTGCATAATAATGTGGGGCTATTCCTAACTAAATCATCATATTTTAATAAAATGTTAAGTATATGTAAATTATTCAAGAAATAAAACAAAGAGTATTTACAACTGAAAATTTATCGGCTACAATTATATTATAAGGATGTGAGTGAGATTTGAGCGTAACAAATATCAATGAAATTATTACTTCCGAGCAATACGATTTCCTTAGAAAAAATCCGAATTTAGGTGACAATATCTGTTTGATCGGATTTGGTGGGAGCCACGCATACGGCACTAATAATGCTGATTCTGATATTGACATCCGGGGGATAGCGACCAATAGCAAGCGTAATATTCTGACCAATACAGATTTTGAACAGGTAGTTGATGTTCCGACAGATACCACTATTTATTCGTTCGATAAGATCATTCAGTTATTAACATCTTGTAATCCTAATACCATTGAAATACTCGGATTAAAGCCAGAACATTATCTGTTCTTAACTGACGCCGGAAAGGAACTAATTGCAAGTAGACATCTGTTCCTTTCAAAGCGAGCGATTTACTCTTTTGGTGGTTATGCCAACGCTCAACTTAGGCGCTTGGAAAACAAATCAGCCAGATTGGTTAGTCAGAGTCAGTTAGAGCGACACATTTTGAAAAGTATCGAACACGCATCATCAGAGTTCAAATCCAGATATTTTGAAATGCCGGACGATTCTATCAAACTATATATTGATAAATCTCCGAGAGAAGAATATGATACTGAGATTTATTGTGATGTGAACATTACGCATTATCCGCTACGGGATCATCGTGGTATGCTCAATGATATGACGAATATCATTAGAATGTATAACAAGATCGGCAAGCGCAATGAAAATGCGATTGAGCATAACAAACTCGGTAAGCATATGATGCACTTAGTCAGGCTCTATTTGATGGCTTTTGATATTCTTGAAAATGGCGAGATTATCACATTCAGAGAAAGAGAACACGATTTCCTTATGGACATCCGAAATGGCAAATACTTGGACGATAACAGGCAGCCGACAAAAGAGTTCTATGAGATCGTTGATGAATATGAAGCTCACTTAGATAAACTTAAAGAAACAACCGAGTTGCCCGAAACTCCCGATATGACAAAGGTTATGGATTTAGTGGAGAGAGTCAACGAAAGAGTTGTTGTTGGTTCGGCACATAGAGAGGTATAAATGACAAAAGAAGAAGTATTACAATCTATAGGTTTGAAAAAGAGATTTTGCAAGGATAATAACATACCGATCAATCTCTTTGACGAACCTTATTTTTTGCAAAGACTCGATATTCTTAATCCTTTTTATGATTGTGTCGGTAAATTTGCCTTATTCATTGAAGAACTAAAACAATATGAAACTGAACAAGATTATTTTGAATACTACAATTCGGTTAAGGACGCGGTAATTAATCACATCAGGGATAACGAAGCATATAAGAGATTTAATGAAGATAAATTTCCAGGTGTGCAAGAACGTATAAGAATAACCGGTGTGGGAAATCGAAATCTATATATTGATGAAAATGATTCACATAGTTTTATTTCGATTGATATGAAAAAGGCAAATTTTTCAGCATTGCGATATTATTCTCCTGAAATTTTTGATAATAAAGAATCCTGGGAAGAATATATTTCTATGTTTACAAATAGTGAACATATCAAGAATAGTAAATATATTAGGCAAGTTATTCTTGGCGCTTGCAATCCGGGCAGGCAAGTTACATATGAAAAATTCCTAATGTCGAAAATCTGTCATTGCTTAAAGGATGTTTTTGAATCCAAGATAAATTTTTATAGTTTAAGCAATGATGAAATAATAATAATTTCAAAAAACGATACAGATGTAAATGAAAACACCATTAGATATGCAATAAATGAAAAACAGCATACTCTAAGCGAAATGGTGAGGGTTGAATCGTTTTGGCTGAACAAATGCGAGTGGGGTTGGTATAAGGTTATAACTACATATGTGAGTGATGTCGTACAATTCAAGTGCGTTAGCCCCGATATTATTCATCAAGTTATTAAGCATTTTTGCAATCAACCAATCACAGAAGATGATCTCGTATTTAGATATAATGGTCAACTCGCACGATTCTTACAGGAGGTAGATAATCCTTGGAGCTAACAACTAACGAAGAAACAGGTTGGGAAATGAATAATGAAATTAAACTCCCAATGCCCGTTCAGTTTATCCTTAACAGACTATATGAAAATGGATATGAGGGATATATTGTTGGCGGTTGCGTGAGGGATTGTATTATGAATAATAAACCCCACGATTGGGATATTTGTACATCAGCGCTGCCGGAACAAATCATTGAAGTTTTTAAGGATTGCAAAGTGCTTCCGACCGGCATACAGCACGGCACTGTATCTATTGTATTTGACGATTCATTAAAGCCATATAACATTTTTGAAGTAACAACATACAGGGTTGATGGGGAATATAAAGATAATCGGCATCCCGAAAAGGTTGAATTTGTTTCAAATCTCAGAGATGATCTTGCCCGCAGAGATTTCACAATCAATGCTATGGCATACAACGAAAAACAGGGACTAATTGATCTTTTCGGTGGTGTGAGGGACATTAAGAATAAAGTGATCCGCTGCGTCGGGAATCCAACAGAAAGATTCAATGAAGATGCCTTGCGTATTATGAGGGCTTTGAGATTTTCAATTTGTCTTGGTTTTGAAATTGATGAAGCGACATTAAATGCTGCAAACGATAATCTAAATCTCATTAAAAACATTTCTATTGAGCGCATTTGTTCCGAATTGACAAAAGTATTCCACCGACATATGTTTGATGTATTTCCCAATGACAATATGAAATCCAGAATGAAAATACTTGACCCAATATATATGTTCTTACTCAATGTTATTGAGGCGGTTTTGCCAGATGGGATGTATTCAGCAAGTGGATATACTCTAAAAAGATTGTGGTATGCAAATTCTCCACACTTGGAAGTCAACTTGGCAATAATTTTTGATGTTCCGAATTATATTGATATTCTGAAATATCTGCGGTTTTCAAATGAGATAATCAATACAATAAATGATATGTATATCTATGGTCATAAGATTGCGGATGATTATCCTGATTGGACAGATATTAAGAATAGAAGGGCTGATGTCTACTATGCGAGAAAACTAATACACGATATAACACATTGTCCAAGTTTTCTCGTTAATGACTTCGCTAAAAGTATTATTATCGTGGATAGAGATAAGGATTATCATAATCCAAACTATTTCGACCAAGATGTATATAGTGTATGTTTAACAATGTTAGACCTGACAATTAGCAATTGTCGGAAGAACCAAGATGTTTATGATTTAAAGTATATGGCTATCAACGGAAACGACCTGAAGGAACTCGGCTATAAAGGGCGAGAAATTGGAATGATTCTAAGTGGCTTGCTTGATCTTGTTATGCAAGATAAAGTCAAAAACAACAAAGATGATTTGATTATCGCCATTCCGCAGGTGATGACCGATGAGTAGCCAAACAACATACAAATGCCGCAAATGCGGATGTGAAAAAGTATATGCCAAGCCTGACGGACGCAGAATGGGCGTTTACTGTTTAGACTGTGGCGCTTGGATTGCTTGGGCGAAGTATTCAGAGATGATCGAGATATATAAGAACATTTCGGATGATGAGCTTAACGACCGGCTGGCGAAACGAAAAATATATAAACGTAGTGGTATCACAAATATGAAATGTTCAAAATGCCATTGCTTACTATATGATTCCCGTTATCCAAAGACGATAGGACAATTTAATCTGGTTGACGCCAAATACTGTCCTCGTTGTGGGCGGGAACTAATTTAGAAATTATTCAAGAAATAAAGCAAAATGAAAGGACAATCAAATGAGATTAGATAATAAGTGGATTCACGGTGATTGTCTGAAGGAACTGAAAAAGTTGCCGGATGAAAGTGTGCATCTCGTTATCACATCCCCACCTTACCACAATCTGCGTGTTTACAGCAACGATCCGTGTGATTTATCAAATTGTGAAACGTATGATGAATACTATTATTTGCTCGGATTGGTAATAGCAGAATGCCAAAGGGTTCTTGTCCCAGGGGGTAAATTTGTAATTCAATATGAGGATTACAATTATACATTGGGTCGAGATGGCAAAAACGGGCAGGAAAGTCTAACGGGTGCTATTGATGAGATTTTCAAAAACAATCATTTTTCATTATGGACGAAGGCTTTTTGGAGAAAATATTCCGCTCAAAGAGCAATGTTAGCCCAGGGCAACCTGTATTACCGGAATATGAAAGCCAGAGATACAATTCTTGCTGCTAATGTAGGATTTGTCTATGTCTATAAGAAACAAGGCGACGTTGAAGTAATTAAGGCTTCCGACATTACCCTTGCAGAATGGGCTGATTGGGCTGATGGTGTTTGGAATATCTCAAACTCTGGTATCGGTCATACTACACCGTTTGCCGAAGAACTTATTAAAAGAATCATTAAACTATGGTCTTGTCCGGGAGATACTGTGTTAGACCCATTCGCCGGAGCAGGAACCGTAAATAAGGTTGCGATTGAGAACCACCGAAATGCTATCGGAATCGAGCTAAATGAAGATTTTTATAATCTCGCTATCGAGAAAAGATTTGCGCAGTGGAAATCAAGTGACTACGAATGCGACGATTCGATTGCTCAAATGAAGGAAAGGTTTGCAGAGCAGCTTGCGATCGGAAAGGCACAGTCCGAGGCGGCAAAAGCTGAAAAGGCTCGTAAGAAAGCCGAACGAGAAGAAAAGAAGAAAGCGAAATCTGGAAATGATTGAACTTGAAATTCCCGTTGAGCAGATACCGTATATCAGAACAATCGAAGGTAGGAAGTTCAAGAATGGCAAGTGGTTATTCCCGGATTCAGCAAAGCATAAACTTATTGATTTGGGTTTAATTGAATACGACATTGAAATTCAAGATAACAAGCCCACAGAATACTTCCTCTCGTCCTTTCTATACGCCTACCAGCGCACGATTATCAACAAGGCTCTCAATACCTCCTGTTATGGTGTTTTCGCTGATACAGGCACGGGAAAGACCCTTATGGGCTTAGAAATCGCTAAATACCACAATAAAACAGCCATTTTATCACCACTTTCTGTCCTCGAAACAGCGTGGATTGATGATTGCCACAAATTCTATCCGCAACAGAGGATCATCAACGTTTGGGGAACTTCAAGGGCGCAACGTATAAAGAATCTTAATACACCTGCCGACATCTATGTAATGAATTACGAGAGTTTCAAAATCCTCTATAACGAAATCATCAAAATGAATTTTGATTGCGTGATTGTAGACGAAAGCAGCGTAATGAAAAATATGAGTAGCCAGATTACGACAATGTTGCTTTCGCTAATCGAAGTTATCCCGCACAGATTTGTACTATCAGGTTGTCCGACACCGAATCATAACAGCGAGATTTTCCCACAAATGAAATTCGTTGATCCAGAGTTATTTGGCAATAACTACTATGGATTCCTCGCTCGATACTTTCATCAGGATATGGCAAATCCCCATAATTGGTATCAGACCGACGAAGATAAAGAACGCTATTTTGCAAAACTATCCGAAAAATCTGTATTCCTCAAAAAAGAAGATTGCGTAGACTTGCCGGAGAAGGTATTTGAAATCCGTAAGTTTACGATGGCTAAGAAACAGCGCCAATACTACGATGACATTGTGAATGATATTCGTGAGAACATAAACCAATGGAGTAAGTTTGAGTTTACCGCAAAATTGATGAAACTCCGCGAAGTTACAAGCGGATTTGTAATAAACAAAGATAAGACAATAACAACATTTGATAACAACAAAGATGAATTGCTTGGTGATGTAATTTCTGAAATTGGAGATACACCGATTATTATATGGTGTCAGTTCCAACACGAGATTGATAGCCTTGCCGCAAAATTCAATGGCGTCGGCTTGACATCACAGACTAAAAATCGTGATGATATAATTCGTGATTTCAAGTCCTGCAAAATCAAATTATTGTTTACTCACCCGAAGCTGATAGGCAAAGGTCTTACATTCACAAATTGTACTTATAACATATATTACTCTCTTAGTTTCAGTTATGAGGAATTTAAGCAGAGTCAAGACAGAATTCATAGAATCGGGCAAAACGACAAATGTACATATATTATTCTGCAAGCCAGAGATTCAATCGAGGAAAAGATATACGACTGTTTGCAGCGTAAGGCAAACACAGTTGACGAACTTTATTTGGAAATGGGTATGAAACAAGAAAGGGATGGTTAATATGTACAGATGTACGAGAACGGTATATATACCAGAGTCGTTTACGGAAATCCAAGAGAACGACATCATCAATGACGTAACCAAAGAAATCAATATCTTCCGCAGAATCTATGCAAAGATTATGGGATATATTGCTTGGGATTTTGATGATCTGCGTTGTTTGCCTGATTATCCTATGGTGCTATATATGAAGCGTTCAACGCTTTACAGATACTTTTCGGAAGTTGAGTTGATCGAACCCGATGGCTCAATTGGGAAGCATTATATGATTGATGAAGATCAGGAGGAACAAAATGCAGAATGATTACGAAGTCGCCACAGAAAATTCAAAAAGTATTCCATTTCCGAATTTTGATATTTCTGCGGTGAGCCAACAGAAGAAAACTAATTATGATTATCTAACTTATCTGCCGGTACATAAGTTTGCTGAATTTATTGTTGATGTGACTAACTCGGATTTATGTGATTATTGTCTTTACAATTGCACACCTAAATGTGATGAATCAAAATGTGTCGGCGGTATTATCGAATACTTGTTGAGCGAACACAAAGCAGAACAGGATTTATAAATGAACATAAGATTCAAACGCCCTGTTAAGACAGGGGGAGAACTAATATGTTTGAATAGTAAAGGCGGACGAAATGGCATTAAAGGCTTGCAACCATCATTGAAAGATCGAGTATATGATTCCGATGGTTTATCGTGTGCGATCGCAACATCGCAATTCTTTATGCCGAATTATTTAATAAGAGAAAGAAAAGGAGATACATAAGCCTATGTTTGGTTCAAAAGAATTTATCGAGAAAGTAAAGCAGCTCGTTGCTGATTACGCTAACGAGCATCTTGACAAGTCAGATAATATCCAAATCACTACCGACGAGGTATTTATCGTCTGGTATTGCAAGACTCTACAAAATCACAAGGCACTTGCAAGCACCACGTTATTCGATGGTATGTATTATGAGATTACTTTCAACGGAGATAAGGGTGAGATTTACCTTGATGCCTACAAGAAGTTCGAGAATCGTTGTATTGACGTAACGGAAGGTGAGCTTTAATGAATACCAATCTTGAAATAAAGGTCGATATGAAACCTGTCGTTGAAAGAAACTTCGCGGATTTGGCGCTATCTATCGTAAACATATATCTTAATCAAAATGCTCGATTGTATCTGTCTGTTAAGCAGGAAAAGAACGGTGAAAGAAACTATGTGTTTACGACTAACGAGGATGCGATTGAAAGTTATCGCAGTAATAAGTGATGGAATCTAACTATTGTCCGTGTTTTGAATGCAAAAACCGCTACAGTCGAGAGTATTCAAAAGAATGTGATGACTTTTGCGATTACGCTAAAGCGATTAAAGAAAAGAAACGATTAGAGGCTTTCAAAGATTTTTGGACTCAGTATTATGGTCAAAATTATGGAATGTCGAGAGTGTGCGTTCCGGGAATAGATTATAAATTTGACCATTTCTATGATCGAGCAATCGAAAGGAGTGATTGTTTATAGACTTCTTTCAGACAATATTCAGAGAAATGACATTAGGCAACTTCTCCTTTGCGATTCTTGTTGTCGGCTCATTGAATCTGATCGTTTGCACATTACAGCTTATTGTAATGATTAAGAACCTAAAAAATAATAAGGTAGGTGGTAGCCATTTCAAGCAGAGATAATATTTATATCCATACTGATGAACGCATCTTTTATATAACCGATACCGTTGACGAGGATACGATCAGCCGGATCAATTTCAACTTATTGTATCTTCTCGCACAGGACAAGATAAAAGATGAAAAAGAAAAGAACTATCAAAGAGAACCGATACATATTTATATCAACTCTTTCGGGGGTGATGTTTACAATATGTGGTCACTCATTGATATTATTCTTCAATCTGAAACACCTATTATCACTTACTGCACTGGTTACGCTATGAGTGCTGCGTTTATGATTTTCTTGGCAAGAGATCAAAGAATTGTAACTACTCACGCTACTTTGATGTATCATCAGCTATCCGCTCGGCGCAGCGGCAAGTTCCAGGATTTATTTGAAAACCAAAAGGAATTAGATTGGCTTCAAAACTCTCAGGAAGAATACGTCGCCGATCGCACAAAGATTTCTCGGAAAACACTCAAAGAAAATCGAGAGAAAAAGCAAAATTGGTATTTCCATAGCGAAGATGCTTTGAAATATGGCGTCGCAACCGGAATAGTTGATTGTATCAGCAAGTACGAGGTTGAAGAAGATGAGTAATATTTACATACCTCCGAAGATTAACGTCGGATTTCAGAACAGGCAAGATACTTATACTGGCAAACTCGCTTATGTGGTTTACTTTGACGACAAAGGAAAACTACATAAAGAGCCGTCTTGGAATGGCTGGCGCAATAAAGACATTCCTAATGAAATCTATGAGAACGAGCCTTTAGAGGGATTCGTTCTCAACAAAAAGGCTGGTGGTGACAATTATGGCTGGAACCACCGAAATACATATTCGAGAGTTTATGATCCGCGTGGATTTGAGTTTGAGATAACAATAGAGAATTTGCTTTGGATTTTGGAATGCTCAAATTGCATCAAGGGCAAAGGTCTTGAAGGAAAGTACATCTATGGATGGGACGGAAAAGACCTGGTTCTCGTTCCAACAGAGTCGCCGGATTACCAAACTATTGTAGATAAGAACACCATTCGCCAGAACAACAATTTTATAAAAGGCAAGGATTTGATTGTTGGAGCCACATATAAAACCTTGACTGACAAGTTATATGTGTACTTAGGAAGATACAAATACTATGATACCACTCACTCCACCGTTCCAAGAGAAGATTTCAATTGTGCGATAGACAATTTGACTATATTACGCCAAGACTTCAAAATAGTTGACGCATACTATATGTACAAGGATTGCGGCTACCAATATTATTTTGCTGAATTAGAAAATAACAGATTGGATATGGGAAGATGGGGTTCTTACGTTTCGCATTGGAGATCGTTGCCTAAAAAGTTTATCGAATGTGTAGATTCGACGTGCCATCCCGACTACAAAGTTTTCTTTGAAAATAAGGTCGAAAATCAAGACTTCTTTTCTCCTATTGATGTGACGAAAAACAAAATTGTGCCTTTAACTTACGATCAATTTCATAATGATATAAGCATTTGGATAGCAACAAGTTCATCAAAATATTGGGGCAAACAATTCTTTTTCTGTAAAGATGGAGTATTTGATTCTGAAACGATATATTACGATAATCAAATTGCATCTTTGTACGTTTCAAATAGAGGTAGAAGTTACAATAAAACAAGTTATTGTAGCATTAAAACTATTTTTGATGTGTTCAAGCCCTGTTGTGGCATCCAATATTTGATGAATGGTAAAGAATATAAAAGGATAGGTATTGGAAATGAGTAATAAGAACGATGAAAAGATTCTACAATTAAAGAAAACTGTGGCAGAAAAGCGTGAGGAATTGAAAAAGATTCCTACAAAATTTGTCCCGAAAACAAACTGTATGCTTGTACTTTTCGGGCATAACTACAATCTACATACAATCACCGAGTATAACGATCTGATTCTTCCTGTTAAGGCTTTAATGATGGCTGCGGAAGAACTCGGAAAGAAGCCGGAAGAAACAATTTACTGCGGATTTGCCCTTACTGATTGGTTCGATGACATTACTACCTTGGAAAAGATCGCAACAGGTAAGGTGAAGCGCAGAGAACTCGATCGGCTTGAATCACAGTTGGATTCTTTGCTCTCGTCAGAAAAGGCAACCGAACTGAAGGTGGATTCCTTAGCGGACATTCTTGGCGGTATCTAATGAACACTGATTTGATGTTTTCGAGCGCGAAAGATGATTGGGAAACACCACAAATTTTCTTTGATAATCTAAACTCAGAGTTTGGATTTACATTAGATTCTGCGGCAAGTGACACGAATCATAAATGCGATAGATACTACACGAAAGAAAATGACGGACTCAGCCAAGAGTGGGATGACAGTACATACTGTAACCCACCATACGGCAGGGGGTAATTAGTTGGGTTCAGAAAGCATATAAGGAGAGCCTAAAGGGTAAAACCATTGTAATGCTATTGCCAGCGAGAACAGATACGAGATGGTTTCACGACTACATCTTAGGAAAAGCTGAGATTAGATTCATAAGAGGTAGGCTGAAATTTGGCGGCAGCGAAAATTCTGCTCCGTTCCCATCTATGGTTGTTGTTTATAACAAAGGAGATAAAAATGACAGCAAAAGAACTAATCGAATACCTTCAGCGTTTTGATGAAAACGCTCACGTACATATCCCGATTATCAATTATCAAAAGAATATCGTCCACAAAATCGAAGAATGCGTTTTGATTGCCGACGATGAGGTTAAATATCCCTGCATTATCCTTTCTACTCTGGTATGTGAAGAAATACCAGATGGATCACCGGAATCAATGGTGGATCAATTTATGGCTGCCGGAGATACGGAGAATGATTAAAGTCGAATGAAAGCCGAACTTGTAGGACTAACCGAGAGCGGTTGGTGGTGGCTAATAACCCCTTATTATCCATATCTTTATAAATGGGAAGATTGGAATTGTAAAATTTGGCTTAGTATTTAATGATTCTAAAGAGAAATAATTTACATTCAGGAAAGTAAAGGAATGAAACAATGAGCAAAGAATGTAGCAAATGCGATCATTTCGGTGGTTGGTCTTGGGACGACGGTACTCCGCATTGTGATTATGAGGACGAGCAAGGTTGTCGCGGATATGAGTATTGCCCTTATAACGATCAAGCGGAAATCAGAAACAAGGGTATGAAGATCGAAATTGATTCTCAGTTTATGTCTGATTATATCAGGCATACAATCCAAAATACTGTTGAATCAAAGGCAGAATCAATCGCAAGCGCAGAAGTCAAAAAAATCATTGATGACGAAATGAGAGAAGAAATCCGCACAAAGGTTGCCACAAAAGTTGATGCTAAGATTGACTCTGTTATTGATAAAGCATTTAACGATTTCCTTGACGCTGAAATCTGTATTGGTGGTTTTTGCAGCAGTAAAAAAATGACCCGACGCCAGTATATCGCGCAAGAAGTTGAAAGCAGACTGTCAAAGATTGACGTTGGAAAAATCAAATATACCGCCGAATGTGAAGCAGCGATACAGATTGATAAGTTCACAAAAGGATTACAGAAAGAAATCAATCAGAACATCAAGACCTATTTTGATGAATCCACCAGACAGACGCTTACCGAAAATGTTGTGTCTATGCTGATGTGCAGCGATACATATAAGAAGCTATCTGACGGTATGGGAAGATTGTTACCGCAAGGTGAATAACTACAGATATGGAAAACGAATCTCTAATCATCAATTTAGGTTTACATACACGTGATATATTCTTTCGAGGAAAACGTGCAGATAGGCATAACGAATGGGTTGAAGGTAATCTATCGCGTTATGTACCTGAATATGACTACGCGACCATCAATATTCGTCAAACAGGCTTAGAAGAAAGTAACTTCCGTGTTATGTCAAGAACCGTAGGACAATATACGGGATATAACGAATTTGTTTTTGAGGATCGCAGCAAGAATAAACCAATATTTGAGCACGATATTGTTGAGGTTTGGGCTGAAAGGCGACCTTATTACTGGAATGAAAGAGTAATTACTAAAAATGATACCAACATAAAGGTTCGTGGAGTAATTGTTTTTCGTGGTGGATATTGGCAATTATATTTTGAAAATAATTACAACGACAAGTTATGTGAGCCTCGTAATGGCGAGAAGATAAAGCGTTGCTTACACCATTGGGAAAACCTATCTCATTATGGATGGGGACATTATATATCGGAAGAAAATTTGAAGTGGTATATCGAACATAAGCATCGTAGTGCATCCAGCTTTTTACACGACATTGTTGTAATAGGCAATATCTTTGATAATCCAGATATGTTGGAATGACAATAATAGGAAAATAAAATGATATTCAAAAAGAAACAAGAAAAATATCCGCTGCCGCCGTGTCCGATTTGTGGCAAAACTCCAAAGATTAATGTCAAAGGCTCTTGTGGTATGGGCGGATCAGTGACGATCTGGTGCAAAAAACACAAGCAGTTCCGAGCAAGTTCTGCAAAAGCCACAATCGAAAGAGCAATGTCGTCCGCCAGATCGCAATGGTATAAACGAGTAAGGGATTATCCGAACAAGAAAGAAGGACAGTGGCAATGACGGAACTCGAAAATAAACAAAAGACGTGGGATAATATGTCGCCGGAAGCACGGAATATGGTGTTGAACATTGATCCAACGTTTACGCCGGACAAGTTGCCGACTCCGGTTATTGATGACGATGAACTTACATTATTGGTTCAATATATTTCAGAATATCACGATAAGGTAAGTAAACAATGCCGTGAAAGAAATTCGGATGGTGAGTGGCATTGCGTCGGTATGATTGATGGCGAATGTTATGCACTTGATAATATTATGAAATATATTAAAGATCGTCAGATTATCGTAAAGGGAGTTTATCAATGAATAATAAAAGAAGAAAACAAATCAAAGAAGTGCAAACACAGCTAACCACTGTGCGCGAGAGTTTACATAATATTCTTTGTGATGAAGATGATTATCTCAGCAATATGCCTGAGAGTTTATTCACGAGCAGTAAAAAATCTATGATTGCACAGGCAAACGTTGGTGATCTCCAATTTAGTGTAGATACCGTAGATGAATTGTTAGATACACTCAAAAACGTTGTTGAAAGAAAAGATATATAAACCAAGATAATGAATACGCTGAAAATTGAAGCAAAACTTGCCGAGAAATACAAATATAAAAATTTACCGGATAACCTATCAAGAAAATATCATATATTTTGGATCGAAAATATACCAAAATATTTAAAAATTAACGGAGCAAGAGTGCCATTATTCACGATAAATGGTTCTCCTATCTGCGAGTGGTACGATCGAATTGTTATTGGTGATTACGGTGCATTTATCGAATTCAGAGAAGATGCTATCACCAATGATTTTAAGATTGCTCCCGGACAAGATTATCGAGTATATGATGAACGATACAATCAAAGAGTCAAATATCTTTGGCTTACGATAGATGATAATAGCGAAATCAAGATATATAAGCAAGTTCGTGAAGTATCTTATGCCGATTATAAAGTAAATAGATATTATATAAGTGTTCACGAAGTATTCACTATGGAATATATCGCTGAATCGCTAATTGAAAAAGAGAAAGGAAAAACCTGAAATGGATGTAGGAAGTAAGAATTCCTATCCATCGAGCGCCTTATCTAATTTCGCACCGCATCCGTTCGAGTATGATGGCGTGCAATGCGCAAGTATGGAAGGATTTTTACAAAGCCTGAAATTCAAAGACCAAAATATGCAGGAAGAAGTCTGTAAATTGGTTGGAATCAAGGCTAAGAATAAAGGCAGGAAAAAGAATTGGTATGCGACACAGACATTATATTGGAAAGGTAATCCAATCCAGCGAGGTAGTCAAGAATACCAAGACTTACTTACCGGCGCTTATGATGCTTTATTTGAAAATGATTCCTTCAGAAAAGCACTGAACGCTGCCGGAGATTGCACGTTTACTCATTCGATCGGTAAAAGAAAGATTGAAGAAACGGTACTTACACAAAGAGAGTTTTGTTCCCAGCTTAATAGGTTGCGATCAAAACTGAAAGCAGCATAAATCAAATTGATTTTTTATTATCACTTTCTGCCATAAAATCCCTAATTTTCACGCCTTTCTTTACTTTTTATCTACTTTGATCGCGGTTAAGTAAAGATTATAGTGTTCAATAATAGAACATCACCGCAATGAATCTATAAATAAAAAATCAAATTCATACAACCCATTTAATATTGAGCATTTGCGCTATCTTCAATCAATGCCTTTGAGTATCAAGGTTAGTTTGACGCAGCAGAGAATCAGAGAGTGGGTGAGTGAATATCCATCTTATATTTCATTTAGTGGAGGAAAAGATAGCACTGTTCTATTACATATAGCACGAAATTTTTGTTTAACCAAAGATATTCCTGCGGTGTTCGTAGACACAGGGCTTGAATATCCAGAAGTAAGACAATTCGCTTTAAGCCAAGAAAACGTGATCCGTGTAAAACCGGAGATGACATTCAGAAAAGTTATTGAAACCTATGGCTATCCAGTGATTAGCAAAGAGGTGGCTAAACGTGTTACTGAATACCGTAATGCAGAACGTAAGGGCAGACTTACTGAAAGTAGCGCATATAAAGAGTTTAATGGGTTATTAAGGAAAGCAAACGGAGAAAAGAGTTTTTTCAATAAAGAGAAATGGAAGTTCTTAGTTGATAGCGATTTTCTTATAAGTCATAGATGCTGTGATGTGATGAAGAAAAATCCTGCGAAGAAATTTCAAAAGGAATCAGGAAGAACACCAATAATAGCAACTATGGCTTACGAGAGTCAAACCCGAAAAATGGCGTGGTTAAAAACAGGCTGTAATGCTTTCGATTCACAAAATCCACATTCTCAACCTATGAGTTTTTGGACTGAACAAGATGTACTGCAATATCTTCGTGATTATAGTGTTCCTTACGCATCTGTTTACGGCGAGATCAAGGAAGATGAAAATGGAAAGTTATATACTACCGGCTGCGATAGGACTGGCTGTGTTTTCTGTGGATTTGGATGTCATCTTGAAAAAAAGCCGAACTGATTTCAGAGGTTGCACGAAACGCATCCGAAGTTGTGGGATTATTGTATGCGCGATTGGGACGATGGTGGTCTTGGAATGAAGAATGTACTTGAATATATAAATGTAAAATATGAGTAAAGAATCGAGGTGTTATATGAAAACAAAATACCTAAATATTATCAAAATAATACAATCATTTAATATTCATATATCTCAAATCAATTATTCTATTGCTAATATTCTTGATGATCTCAACTGTATTAAAAATGGAACGGATAATGAAATAAATCTACTACTATTCACGACAAAAGAAATAATAGATAAAGATTTGGAGGCGAAAATAATGTCTAACAATTTAAGTAATGATGAATTATTACAACATATTTTTGATTTATTGGATTCAATAGATAGTAAATTAGAAGATACCGAAACCAAAATAAGATATATTCAAGAAGATATTGAAGCAATTAAAAATAGATCGTGTGATTGATAATGTGTGAATTTGTAAAACCTAAACATATTGAAATTGACATAACTCTGCACAAAGACTTGTGTGAAGGTGATGAAATTTGCCCAACTTGTAAAGGACTCGGAGTTGTAGTACGAGATAACATATATGGTTTGGATAATGATCCGAATAAAACCATTATGTTCCCATATAAAAAGCAATCTCTTATTTTATGTCCGACTTGCTATAACGGCGTAATCAGGCGTTGTAATCTTTGCGGAGGAATAATCCCTCTGCAAAGAACTAAATGCAACTGTGAAAAGCAAAGAGAAATTGATGAAATCGAGCGTGAGAAAAGAGAGGCAACAAAGTTATCTCTTGCACCCGACGCCACGCCTGAGATATTAAAGAAAAGCGAATATTTCTATTCTGATTGTTACGGCTATAATGAGGGTTATTTCAATGAATGGGATGATTTCTTTGATTATTGGCACGAATTAGAATATGACGGAGAAGCACCAAAGGTAAGACCAGAATATGTGTGGACTACAGAGCCGGTCGATCTAAAATTGTGGGCTGGCGACATTGTTTTATCTGCCACAGAGGACTTATACGAAGATGCTTATGATAGCATATCTGATAAGAAAATCAAGGAATTACAAGATTATCTTGATAAATGGTGTGTGACAAGCGGATGCGGAACTACATATTATCAAGGCGATTACAAAGTAAGAATCCCTTGGGAGGACTATGAAAATGATTGAAATTCTCGGCGGATTTGATTTACCTAAAGCATTTGAGTATTTAGGTATCTCCGGCGAAAAAACATATCACGGTAACTCCTGCTGCGTATGGAAACTGTCTGAATCTGATTTCAAGATATTGAATGACGTTCCAAATGCGGATTGGAAAGACGAATGGGGTTGGTGGCGTTATGCCAAAGGTTGCAATATCACCTATTATCCTGCTCATAGATTCTTTGTCAACAATCAAATAATGCTTGGCTTCTATGAAGAAGATCGTCTTGAATATCATATCAAGTATTGGACTAAAGACGGCGAAATGACAAAAGAAGAAGCAATACGCGATTTCTTCTCGACAAAATATAAGGGTATTAGAAGTTATCTCTGTGATGAAATCGGAGCCAGTACAGAAACGAATGTATGTGCAATCGCTGTTGATCTCGCAAGAATCAATCATATGACTCTCGGAGAATTATTCAGCAAATATGGTGATGGATAATGAGTAATCCAATAAAAATGGAGTTTCCAGATTTGATTGAAATGTCAACGACAGAAGATTGCGTTACTACATTTAATATCAATATTTCTTCAAATACACCCATTGAGTGTATCGTGGTTCCCGATGATAAGTGGGACGAAATCAAGCAGATTTGCGCCGACTTGGGAATTGAAATAGTAGAGTAAAAATAAAGGAAGTGGTTATTATGGGGTTGTTTTCACGCTGCAAAATTCCGGTCTTGGTTCAGCACTTCCGCGATATAGGCAAATTCGGAAATGGTATCGAGCAAAAGGAAGTCAAAGTTGACAAATATACAACATTGCGTGAATTGGTAGGACTCAGGCAATTGCATATAAAGAGGACGCCGGAGCAGTTAGAGATTTGGTGTTTAAGCAAAATCTTGCAAGGTGACTATTGGGATATGCCTGTATGTGATATGGCAAGTCCGAACGGTCTGATAGTTGTCAGCGTTTATCCAAAAGGTGCGTGGGAATGGCGATTACAAGCACTCCAAGAAGAAGCGAGAGAAAGAGAAGAATACGAGCGTAAGCTGAAAGATAAACTCAAACTGAAAGAACAGGATAGTGTTGAAACTCCGTTTGAAATAAACAACAAAGCAATTTCTGATTTGATTGCGAAAAATCATAGACCACTGCTGACTTGTTTAGAGTGCGGTGCGCCGCTACATAATGGCAAGTGTACGTTTTGTGATGATACAGTTGATCTCATAGTTGGAGAATGGAGAAAGAAAAACGATGATAACATTTAGTCCTATTGATTGTTGTTATATGAATCGCAGAAGATATATGTTGCCGTATGACATCGAACGGAATGAGAGAAAATACCTTGCTAATCAAATCAATATGATGGTTCACGCTGAATATGTGAAAATATTAAACAGAAAATTTGAGGAACTAATTGGAGGTGTAAAGTAATATGCTTTACAACAAAACAATATTCAAAAGATGTTTCTGTTACCGCCCGCGATACTGGTATAAGAATCTCGCGCAAATTCCAGAATACTTCCGGCAATTGCATTTCCTGATGAAACACGGCTACGACATCTGCGCTTTATGGAGTTTTGATTGGTGGTTTTGCGAGAAAGTCAAGGAAATGCTCATAAAATTCCGAGAAGATCATCATTGTATTCCACCTTGCGAAATAGAGGATGGTTTCAAGCCAGAGTCGAACGAGGATTGGGAAAAGCAAGGAAAACTTTGGGATGCTTATATTGACCGGTTGATCTTTCTTCTTGGCGAGATGAACGAGGAAACCTGTTCACGTAAGAATCCCTACTTTGATGAATGGAGTAGGGTACATAAAGAGTTTCGTGAAAAGTATGGTATGTTTGGTGAAAAACTTCAAACCCCAGAAGAACTCAAAGAATATGAGGAAAAGGGGTATAAAGTTTGGCATATGGCGTCTGAACTGCCGGAAAATCAAGAAATAAACCAAAAATATATAGCCGCCGAAATAGAGATCGAGAAATACAGAGAAGATTGCAAAAATGAATTTTTCAAGTTGTTATCTAAGCATTTCTATTATCTGTGGGATTAGGAGGTATGATGAAAGGCATTATCTTAGTTGATATGGATGATACCATCACTTGGCTATTACCACATTGGGTCAGGTGGTTGAACGAGAAATATAACCTTTCCGTAGATTGGCACGATATTACTCAATGGGATATGGCAGCTCCGTTCCCAACACTAACCAAAGAGCAGATTTATGAGCCTTTAACCACAGAGGAAATATGGGATAACGTCAAACCTCGTGGACAAGCTCAAAAGGTTTTGAAAGAGTTGCACGATAGGGGATATGAGATATATGTATGTACCTCTACCGATTATCGCAATATCAAGCCAAAATACGAGAAAGTGATTCAAAAATATTTTCCGTTCATTGATTGGAAGCACATTATTGTGACTTCAAATAAACAGTTGATCCACGCGGATTTCATTGTCGATGATGGTATTCATAATTTGATTAACGGCAACCAAACGGTCAAAATGCTGATAAATATGCCACATAATCAAAACTTTATAGCCGGAGATTATGGTCTTATCCGAGTAAATGATTGGTCTATGGTTCAAGCGGTTGTCGAGGAATATTCAAGATGATAGTTGATATTTACAATACGGATAAGCAATATGATCTGATTCTTGCTGATCCACCTTGGAAGCAAGCAAAAGGCGGCAAGAAGAAAGTAAGACCCATAAGCAGCGGAACCGAGCTTGATTATCCTGTATGTTCTTTAGAAGAAATAAAAGAACATTTACAACAAGCAACAAGTCTTGTTCAGGGGGAGAACTCAATATTGTTTCTCTGGACGATAGATAAATACTTGTTTGAAGCACAGTCAATAGCCGAAAGCCTTGGTTATAAACTGCACGCGAGGATGATTTGGAATAAGGTAACGGGGATTCCGGCAGCATTTACCGTCAGGTACGGTCACGAATACCTATTATATATGTATAAGGGCAAACTGATACCAGTTGCCACAGAAGAACGAGGGAAGATACATACAGTATTTACCGAACAAGTTCAAAAACACAGTCAAAAGCCGAAAATCTCATATGAGATTATAAATAGATTATATCCCGACTTGAAGAAATTGGAGTTATATGCAAGACAAGAGAATCCAGGATTCGATAGTTGGGGCAACGAAATTACACCCAAGATGGAGGAAACAAATTAATGTTCAAATGTAAGGATTGCGGTCAACCGATGGAAAGAGTTTATATTTTCACTACGAATGGTGAACAGTATCAGACAAGAAAATGCCCAATGTGTGGTGGACAAACTAAACTCAGACCTATCGAGTACGACGATAAGGGCAACCTTGTAATTAGGCACGGACAGCCTAAGAAGAAAAAGAGGAAGAAGGTCGAGCAGTAATTGTATTGTGCGTACATAACTACATTAAAGGATTTACGCAAGCACGACAATGCGGATAGGCTACAATGTGCAACTGTTTTCGGAAACAACGTCATTGTCGATCTATCATATCAAAACGGTCAAAGAGTAGTTTATTTTCCTACGGACGGTCAATTAGGCAAAGAATTTGCCGAGGAAAACAACCTCATCCGGAAGAAAGACGAGAACGGCAATAACATCGGTGGTTATCTCGATCCCGATAAACGCAACATTACGGCGCTGAAACTTCGTGGCGAAAAGTCAGATGGACTTGTTCTCCCGATTGAAGTTTTAAGTAAATATATTGATGTTGCGAAACTAACTGATGGGGAACAGATTACTACTCTGAATGGCGTTGAGATTTGCAGAAAGTATATTCCTGCAAGAAAGAACAGAACACATAACCCGAACAGTGGTAATAGCAAAAAGAAAAACCTTAAAGAAGCCAAGTTAAAAGTTGCTTATCCGTTCTTTGTGGAGCATATCGACACTCAGCAGCTTGCGTATAACGAAAAGGCGTTCAAACCCGGCGATACCTGCTACATCACATTAAAAATGCACGGAACCAGTGCCAGAACGATGAACGCTATCGAAGTAACCACCAAGAAAAAGCCGAGGCTTATCAAAAAGTTGTTCCACACTAAGGACAAGCAGGTTAGAACATACAAGTTTGTCAGTGGTACTCGTAGATGTACCCTAAGAGATTATGAGGGCGGTTGGTATGGAACTAACGCTTTCCGTGAGAAATATCACGATTTCTTTAAGACGAGGCTCCCGAAGGGGGTAGAAATTTTCTATGAAATCGTTGGTTACGTTCACGATGATACTCCTATTATGGGTAGGTGTAACAACAAACTTATCAAAGACAAGGAGTTCACCAAGCAATATGGAGATGTAACTACATTCTCTTATGGTTGTAATGTTGGAGATAATGATTGCTATGTTTACCGTATGACGATGACCAACGAAGATGGATATGCCGTAGAAATACCTTGGGAACAGGTCGAAATCGAGTGTGAAAAGATGGGCGCAAAGACCGTACCTCTGTTTGAAAAGTTTATTTTCACCACTTGGGACGATCTAATGGCGAGAGTCGAGAAGTATTATGATGGCGCCGATCCGATTGGCAAGACTCACGTGAGAGAAGGCGTAGTCGTCAGAATTGACAATAGGGCTTCATTCACGGCATATAAGCATAAAAACTTCTATTTCAAATGCCTCGAAGGTATAGTCAAAGATACCTCAGACGCACCGGATATGGAAGAAGCCGAAGAATTAATTATTGAAGAAAATGCAGGTGAGTAAAATGGACGATAATAAGACAACGATCAAAATGACTGTCCCGCCAACAAAAGAAGTAGAAGAAATCGAAGTTGGTGAAGATCACAAAGGGTTCGTAGCCGATCATCATTTGGCTATTAGTTCAGATACATATGGAGAACCACTGGCACAGAATCTTGAATTCAATACAGAGCCGAAACCTACCGACGAGGATGAAAAAGCGGATCAGGATATTGAAAAGGTTATCCGAGATGCAATGCAGCAACAGTATTTTCGTGGGCTTCAAATCGGAGCATTAACAGTTAGTAAGATTGTGCTGGATATGCTAAATGACAAATCCAAGCCTCTGCTAAAGAGAATCGAAAAGGTAAGAAGATACTGTAAGACGCCTCTGGCTAATGCTGATAAGGTGCTTGGAAACATAGCCAATTCAGGAAATACAGCAAAAGGTGATACGGTTGAAAATACTGAAACGTAATTCTGATGGTAGTCCTTTTATGATTATGCTTTGTGGGTTGCCTGGAAGCGGAAAATCCACATTCGCAGAAACCATCACAGTTATTAGAGATTCATATATTGATTCTGCTGTTCCCCCGAAAGTCCATTCGTCCGACGCTATCCGCAAGGAATTGTATGGTGACGAGAGTTTACAGATAGATCACGAAAAAGTGTTCAATCTACTACATAAGAGAATCATTGAAGATTTGAGGGCTGGCAGAGATGTCGTGTATGATGCAACAAACATCAATAAGAAGCAAAGGATTCATTTCCTTCAGCAAATTAAGAATACACGCTGCGTCCCGTATGCGATCGTGATGGCTGTTCCTTATGAAGTTTGTCTGGAACGCAATTCTCAAAGAGAACGCCAAGTTCCTGGCAAAGCAATCAAACGTATGTATATGAATTGGGAGCCGCCACATAAGGGAGAGGGATTCCAAGAAATTGAATATGAGTTTGCCTTTGACAATCACGAAAATACATACACTGTTGGTTCATTCTTTACCCAGGCAAACAAATTCGATCAAGAGAATAAACACCATAGTTTAACTCTCGGAGAACATTGTGAGAAAGCATCGGGATACGTTGTAATCAATAGACCGGACAACTTTATGTTATATGTTGCTGCGAAACTTCACGACAACGGTAAACTTTTCACAAAGACTCGCACAAATCGCAAAGGTATTGATGATGGTAACTGTCATTATTACCAGCACCAAAATACAGGATCATACGACTCTATGTTTTATGTGCTGAACCTTGCTGGTAATGATTCCGAGAAAATTACATATGTCGCAAACATCATCTACTATCATATGCACCCTTATATCCAATGGAAGCAATCAGAGAGATGTGTCAAGAGAGATAAGGCAATGCTCGGCAAAATGTATGACGATATTCTTCTTCTACACGAAGCCGACACTAAAGCGCACTAAAAATTACACTCATTTATGAGTGATGAT